GACTGGTCTTCTTGATGGCATCACCACGAATCCTACTCTCATTCTTAAGAGTGGCAGGAATCCTGAAGATGTCTATCAAGAAATCAAAGACATGGGCATCAATGACATCAGTATGGAAGTTTATGGTGATGCTCAAGAGATGATCAATGAAGGTCGTCGTTTGTTTGAGGAGTTTGGTTTCTGCACTACTGTTAAAGTTCCTCTGACTCGTGATGGACTCATTGCTTGCAGAGAACTCTCTTACAACAACATCCGAGTCAATGTCACTCTGATTTTCTCCGCCGCTCAGGCAGTGCTTGCAGCACGAGCAGGTGCATATTATGTTTCTCCCTTTGTGGGACGCTTGGATGATCAGTCTGTTGCAGGTCTTGAGGTTGTCCGCTCCATCACTCAACTGTACGCCATTCATGGTTGTCCTACGCAAGTGCTCTCTGCATCTATCCGTAGTGTCCAGCGTGCAGTACGATCCTGGTATAATGGTGCTCATGTAGTCACCATGCCTCCCCAAGTCTTTGAGCAGATGTACAATCACATCCTGACTGATAAAGGACTTGAAATCTTTGATAATGACATTGCAATGATGAAAGATGTCGTATGACCTGATTCAAAAAGACGATCCTAGGTACTTCACTCAGACTTCTGATGGTTCCTATGATCGTCATAGGTATAAACTTGTTTTCAATAACAAGAAAGCAGTTGAGTTTGATGACTGGGAATCTGCTCACCATTATTGGTTTGAGTGGGTTATGACTGGTCAAGTCTCACACATAGAAGTATTGGACAGAACGAAAGGATTTAACTGATGATTGGAAATCTTGAACCAGAGGAAAACGTAATGAGAAGTGCTGATTGGTTGGAGAAACTTTCTGTTGTTCTTCAAAAATTAGAATGGACTGCTGATGATGAGATTGCCGTTGAACTTGGTGGCACCTCTGTTTATGGTATCGACGGTGCAGGAACTAAGTGGGCACCAACTTTGGGTACGGTCAAATATAACAAAGATGCTTTCATTGTGATCAAGAACAAAACTAGAGATCCAATTGTTACATCTCAACCCAATCCAGAATTGAAGCAAGCACATCCATACGAAGAAAAGAAATGAATTTTATTGTATATTCGAAGAAAGGTTGTCCTTACTGTACAAAAATTGTACAGGTTCTTGACATTATCGAAGCAAAGTATGTTGAGTATAAACTTGACAGAGATTTTACTAGGGAAGAATTCTATGGAGAATTTGGTGAAGGTACAACATTCCCTCAAATCTTGATGGACCAGAAAAAACTTGGAGGGTGTAGTGAAACAGTCAAGTACCTCAGAGAACAAAAACTCCTCTGATCTATCAATAAATAAAGGTGTAGAACTTATACTAGGAGGGAGACCAAAACCTCAACGAGGCAATTTCTTTTTGAAGTTTGCCAAGATGGTCTCCTTTTTCAGAAGAGAGATTCATTTTGAGTTTGAGGTATCTTTGTTGATTAGAAAAAAATCTCTCGGAGAAGGGCTATGACTGCTGCAACTATAACCATTTTTTCATTACTAACGTTCCAATTTTTACTTATTGGTGGTATAATTGGGTATATTGTCAACGAGCAGTTACAAAGACAAGCAGTGCCTTATATGCATCCAGAAATGTTGGATGAATATGGTAATGTTTTACCTGATGAAATTTTAGCGGTACGATTTGAAAATGACTACGAAACAGAAGACTACGAGGAAGACGACTAATTCACCTTCCCCTCAAGTAACACTTGAACTTCCACCTAATCCTTTTACTTTTGAAATCTTTGCACTTCTAAACAAACAGAGGACAAAGGCAAAGAAGGTGGAAGTCCTCAAAAAATATGAACATGATTCACTAAAGGCATTGTTCATTTGGAATTTTGACGAGACTGTAATCTCACTACTTCCTCCTGGAGAAGTTCCATATTCAAGTCTTAAGGACGAGCAGATTACTTCTGGCACTCTGAGTGACAAGGTAAATCAACTTGTAGGCACCATGGAGTATTTTGATACTACTTCCCTTGGTAATGCTGCAGACATGAAGAAAGGTAAGACCACCATCAGAAAAGAGTGGACTAAGTTCTACAATTTCTGTAAAGGTGGCAATGATCAATTGAAGTCTCTTCGTAGAGAAACAATGTTCATTCAAATTCTTGAAGGTCTACATCCACTTGATGCTGAAATCCTTTGTCTTGTTAAGGATAAGCGACTTGAAGATAAGTATAAGATTACAAAAGAAATTGTATCTGAGGCATATCCAGATATCCAGTGGGGAGGTAGGAGTTGAGTAAAATCAAATTTATTCATCAAGATTGTGATCCATCTATGGCAGAGGATACTTCTCTGCCATATACTTGCTATCTTGTTGAATATTATGATGATGGTAAGAGAAAGTTTGATCTAGTTACCTGCAATAAGAAAGTAGATATCTTTGACCATTACTGGGACAAGTATAGAGACAACTTCGTAACTATAAAACAGAGTGAGGGAAGAATCAATCCCAAACTCTGGGGTAATGAACCACCCAAAACCAAAAGTCGAAAGTGATTCCAAAAAAGGTTGAAAAAAATCTTCAGGAATTTTTTAGTCTGTAGGGTCGCTTGACTAAATAAGGTATGAGGTCTATAATAGACCTGTCGTTTATCGGAGATTTCTCCGACGCAAGTAAGTCGCGGAACGGAGTCGTTCATCTCATGTTAGAAATACTTCTGTATTCTACACTCACCTGCCCTCAAGCTGATGCTATTATGCTGAAGATTAAGGCAAACGAAGATCTTGAGAAATTTATCAAGATTGAGTTAGTTGAGACTGTTAAAGAATCAACTCCCGAGTGTAAATGGGACGCAAACGACTGAAGAAACGGAAAAAAACGGATCCTGCTTCGGCAGAGAAGGTTAATTTCACCCATTTCTTTAGGAGTATAAAAATGAACACACTTAATATGATTCGTAAGCAGATCAATAAAGCATCTGCACTTCACGACGCACAAATTCTCATGACATCCTATCGTGGTGTCAAGTATGAGTGCAAGCAAGGAACCGATGAAACACACGGTACCTTTTGCTATCGTGGACACACTTATAGTAAGTGAATTACTTGTATTAAACATTCAGGAGGGTTTCATCCCTCCTTTTTTTATGCTATAATATGGTGAAACAGCAAAGTATTATGGAGAAAGACCGACTTAAACTCATTGTCAGAAATCTTGAACTACTAGTTGATTCATTGAAGGCAGAAGTATATTCTGATGTGGATGCATATGTGCCTAAAGATGTCCCATCAAGACAATTAGATTATGATGAAGTCTTTGAGGACGATGATGACTGATACAAAGAAAGCAAAAGAACTTGTTAAACTACTAGAGAAATTGATTGAAAAGGATTATCTCTATAGTAAAGAAAGGATTATTGAGATGAAGACGCAACTGCGTGCTATTAAGGAGCAGATTGCTGATATTGAAAAAGAAAACTCTAAAGGATTTGGAAAATGAATGTAAAACTGATTAGTGTCACTCCTGATGCGGAGAAGACTATGGCATATGTTGCGAGGGTGTCAAACCCAAACAATCAGGAAAATCCTAACTATGCAAAATTGTTGGCATATTGCATCAAGCACAATCATTGGTCTGTGTTTGAGCAGGCATTTATGACATTGGAGATTGAGACTACCAGAGGACTTGCAGCTCAGATTTTGCGTCATCGTAGTTTCACATATCAAGAGTTTTCGCAACGGTATGCTGATTCTTCACTTCTTGGTGATACGGTTCCTATGTTTGACCTTCGTCGTCAAGACACCAAGAATCGTCAGAACTCTATTGATGATATTGACCCATTTGTGAAGCAAGAGTTTGAAATTAAGATTCGAAAGCATTTTGATGATGCAATGACTCTATATCAATCGATGCTTGATATGGGCATTGCAAAAGAATCTGCCCGTTTTGTGCTTCCATTAGCAACTCCGACTCGTCTTTATATGAGTGGTTCATGTCGTTCTTGGATTCACTATATCCAACTGCGTTCTGCTAATGGCACCCAAAAAGAACATATGGATATTGCAGAGGCATGTAAGAAGATCTTCTCAGAGCAGTTTCCCACAGTTGCAGAAGCACTGGAGTGGGTCTAAATATTTTTATATCATTAGGAGGTGATAATTTTGGCAACATATCCTGTAGTACATAAAGAAACTGGTGAACAAAAAGAGGTGACATTAAGTGTTCACGAGTGGGATCAA